GGTGAGGCTGCCAAGATCGGGACTGCCATCCACAGCTTGAGCGAGATTTGCCACCAAACGGGTGCGAGTCCCTTTGATTTTGTGGATGGCAGCATCGAGGGCATCAAGATCAGCAAAGAGAACGCTGAATACGCCCAACAGCATATTGACGAGATCAAGGCCATTGAGGGCATCACCAAGTCCCTGCTGGTGGAGCAGTACCTCACGGCGCATGAGACACCTGCCATCAAGGTTGGTGGTACTGCTGACGTGATTGCGTGGGATGACACCACAATCATTGTGGCTGACCTCAAGACGGGCAAGGGATTTGTGGATGCGGACTCTGACCAGATGAAGATTTACGCTATCGGAGCCATCAACAAGGTAAAGCACAAGATTTTTAAGGACGTTGAGCTGCGGGTGATACAGCCGCATCATGGTCCTGTACGCACCCACAAGATGTCGGTGGACGAGCTGCTGATCTGGAAAGAGGACGTGCTTATCCCTGCCGCTGAAGAGGCTATTGAGGATACACCACCAACAATCACGGAGGCTGGCTGCCAATGGTGTCCCGCAAAACCAATATGCCCAGCCCACAAGCAATCGTTTGATGACCTGTTTAGACCCGCTAATGAGTTTAAGGACACTAAGGCATTACCTGTGATGACGGAGGCAGAGCTGGCGAAGTATCTTGATCAGGTATCTACGGTTGAGGCGTACATATCTGCCCTACGTGACTATGCTGCTATCCGCATCAAGGATGGTGCTGTGGTGGTCGGCTGGCAGATGGGTCCGAAACGTGCCACCCGTAAGTGGGTGAATGAGGCTGATGCCGTGGCAATGCTGGTGGCTGCTGGGCTGTCTGATGACCAGATATACAGCACGGAGATGATTAGTCCGAGCGTTGCGGAAAAGCTACTCGGTAAAGAAAATAAAAGTAAATTAGACGATTACACTAAAAAAGAGTCATCAGGACTGACGCTACAGCGTGACGCTGGCCTGAGTATTTGACATAAACTGATTCCCCCAACCCGTGACAAAAGTCACATTTTTAAGAAAGCGAAAGCAAAATGCTAAATCTAAGTTCTTCCTCTGGATCAGGTAACTTCATCCGATTCAGTCCACAGGCGAATGCCTGGACAAACTCCAACGGCGAGGAGATACAGCTAAAGAAGGTTGTATTCGATATGCCAGCTACAGAGACAGGTTGGCTAATGCTGGCGGTCGGTACACGCGACTGGCAAGCAGATGCCAGTTTAGGCAAGAAGGGTCCGCAGCCTTCTCCAGAGCATAAACGTGGGTTCATCGTCAAGTTCTACAACAAGGAATTAGGTCTTGTTGAGTGGGGTAGCAACGGCGTAGGTCCGAACATGGGTTTAGAGCAGCTTTACAAGATGTGCAGTCAGGACATGGCAAAGAACGCTGGCAAGTTACCCGTGATCGAGTACACAGGATCAAAGCTGGAGAAGATTGGAAAGGGTACAACCCGCATCCCAGCCTTCAATCTGGTGTCGTGGGTTGCACGTCCCGCTGGCATGGACGAGGTCATTGACGAGGTGGCGGTGGTGAACAAGGCGGTGGCTGCGGTGCGTACTGCACCAGCCGCAGCCGTGTCACCCGCTGCCGCATTCTTGGCGGCAGAGGATGAGATATTCTAACTAGGTCTCTGTACGCGCCCTGCCTCGGCAGGGCTTTTTTTTCCTCTAAAAATAATAAGGTGACGCAATGTCAGCAGAACACATAGCCAAGGAGCTAGGCAATGCCAAGCAGGTCAACGGTCAATGGGTTGCATCCTGCCCAGTACCGTCCCACGGGCAGGGTAAGGGGGACAAGAATCCATCCCTATCCATAAGTGAGGATGACTCAGGAAAATACTTGTTTCATTGTCACGCTGGGTGCAATCAACTGGACGTGTTTGAGTGCATCAGGGACAGGCACTTGCTGCCTGAGTTACCGCCAAAGCCAGACGTGTTTGCCAGCCTGTCGCCGATAACGTACACACAAAAACCTAAGACCCTGATGGAATTAGAACAGGAGTGGCACTACCGTAATGAGGATGGGGACAGCCTCTTCATTAAGCGCAGGTACAAGACGGATACGGAGAAGGGCAAGGACTACAGGCTGGTGCGTAATGATGGGGTGAAGGGTCACGGTCTGGGTGACGTTCGCATCGTCCCCTACGCACTTCCCAGTCTGCTGCAAGCGAAGTCAGCGGGTAGGGCGATCTACCTCTGCGAGGGCGAGAAGGCAGCAGATGCCGTAATTGGTTTAGGTGCGACTGCCACGACCAGTCACACGGGTGCAGGATCGTGGCCTGATGCGATTACGGAATACTTTGCAGGTGCGAATGTGGTCATACTGCCTGACAACGATGCAGCAGGTTGGCAGCACGCTAAAAGAGTAGTTAAAGAATTATTCGGAATAGCCAAGACTATCAGGATAGTGACCCTGCCTGTCACAGGTCTGGGCGATGACGCTGTGGAGTGGATAGAGGGCGGTGGGACGAGGGCGCTGCTAGCTGAACTAGCCAAGTCGCAGGAGCCGTTGGCTGGTGACGTGATTGATCTACCTCCGCAGTTTCAAGAGAAGCATAAATTCGACTTCAGCGCATTCGATGCGGCGATGAGTGTGGGTTTGGATGACGATGACTACCCTGACTACTTGCCTAGTAATGATGACGGTATAGATACATTACCTGCACCACCAACCCGTAAGAGGTTCCAGATTGAGTCGTGGGACGCAATTAAGGATGAGCCAGTTGAGTGGCTGATTGAGGGTGTAGTGCCGCATAAATCTTTCAGCGCATTGTTTGGGCCACCAGCCAGCTTTAAGAGTTTTATTGCTCTGGACATTGCCGAGGCTATTGCAGCGGGACGGCATTGGATGGGCAAGGCCGTGATAAATCAGGGTGCTGTATTGCAGATTATTGGCGAGGGTCACGGCGGTGTCGGTGCAAGGATGAAGGCTTGCAGGATACACAACGAGACACCAGATGACACACCGATTTTTGTGATCAGGCATCAGCTCAACCTGCGAAATAGCCGTGAGGACATTGAGTTGCTGCTGGTGGAGGTCGATGCCTTGGTGGTGGAATTGAATCGCCGTGAGCAGCGTTTGCAACTGATACAGATTGATACGTTAGCCAGATCGTTTGGCGGTGGCAATGAGAACGCAAGTGAGGCGATGGGGGAGTGGGTTATCAATGTGGGCAGGATACAAAACCGTTACGACTGTGCCGTGATGGTGGTGCACCATAACGGTAAAAACCTAGATAAGGGTTTGCGTGGTCACAGCAGCCTGTTAGGGGCGGTGGATACCGAGCTGGAGATTACTCGCGTTGAGGGTAAGGCAGAGGGTTTGCTGACCATCACAAAACAAAAGGACGGTGAGGATGGGGCTATTTACCCGTTTGTTTGCGTGGAAATACCTCTGTCAGAGGGTCCGTTTCCGCTAATCAGTTTGGCGATTAAAGGTGCTGGGGATGACGTAACAAACTCGGTGGAGCAGCACAAGTCCAAGCAAAGTGCCTTGGGCAAGGGCAAGAATCAGAAGAAGGCGTATGAGGCTTTCCTCAAGGTGATGAAGGAAAACTTCATCCAGCAGACCGAGCAAGGGGGCAACAAACGTGTTGTGTTGGTCTCTGCTGTACGTCAGGAATTGCTCAATTCGATGGGTGTTGACGTTAGCAATTCAGCAGAATTAAAGCACTTTAATACGATCTGGTATCGGTCAAAGGAGCAATTAAGCGAGCATTACGGGGTGCAAATTGACGGTAAATTGATGTGGCGTGATAGCCTGGACTATCAAAAAGGTCAACATAAAGAGGCTTTTTAATTGGGTGTTTTTGGGTATCTATTTGGGTGCAATAGACAAATTGCTATTTGTCGATTTGTCTATAGGGTATGTAATTTGTCTATTTTGAATATGTCTATTGCGATAGACAAATTACATTACGTGTATATATAATACACGTAATTTGTCTATTGCGATATTGTGATTTCAAAATGTAATTTGTAGATTGTCTATTTTTGTCTATTTTGGATTTGGGGGTTAGATATGGCGAAGGCAAAGGATCGGATTGATGCCAAGATTAAGCGTGGAAAGTTGACGGAGCCGCAGCCGTTTCCAATTGATCCGTTTGAGTTGTTCAAGCAGACCAAATTAGTGCAGCTGATTAACGTCAAGGATGCAATGGAGGATAAATGGGGCATCAATAGGTTGCAGGATTTGTGTGAGCCGTCCATGCGTGAGAAGTTGATGATTCAGTTACAGCGGATTTGGGCTGCACAAAACAGGGAGGATTACGAGAAGGCGGTCAACGGGATGGTCAGGGGGTACAAGGCGCTGGAGGTTTGGGCTGAAAGTATGAACCTGACACAGATACCGCAAGTTAATACGATTGAACACGAGTGCGCGGACGGTGGTCTGCTGGTGGTGGTTGCGACTAAGGCTGATGCCGAGAATTACATCCAGTTCCGACCTTCTACCAATACGGCATTGGTTTTTGATATGGAGGAGATCGAGTTACTGGTTAAGGCAAAGCCACTACAGGAGCTGCTTAAGTTGAAACAATTTCATCCCAATGCGAGAATGGTGGCTGAGATACCTGCGAAGGTAGTAGGCAGCGGGTTTGATGATTTGGAAAGCGATTTGGATTTTGGACCAACAAGTCAGCCAATGCAGTTTGATATTACAGCGGCTGAGAAATACAAGAAAGAGAGCAAGTGATGGCTGGTAGACCGAAGCATAGGGCTGACATGATGTTGCTCGATGAGCTGGACAAGCAGGGCGAGACAATACTTACGCTATTCGGTAGCAGCATGAGCGAGACTGCGATATGTAAAAAGCTCGGTGTAAGTCGGTCTGCGCTGGAGAAGTGGTGCGAAAAGCCAGAGAATGCGGATAGAATCTCATACGCGCGTGCGCGAGCGGCGGATGATCTTGTCTGCGAAACCCTCTCAATCATCGATAATTGCACCCTAGAAGAGGTGCAACAGGCACGGGTAAGGGTACAGGCGCGGCAATGGATTGCAGAGCGCTGGAAGCCCAATACGTACGCTCTACGAAACCAAGCAGTTGTCCAGGTCAACCTCACCGACCTGCGACTGGATGCGCTGCGCCACGTCCAGGCGATGGAGTTATCCACAGATAAAGTGCAAGATGTTGAGGTAAAACGACAATGACCCTGTGGATAACTAGCAAATCATCACGGAAAGCGTGTATAACGTGTTGATAACCACTTTCTTACTTCACATAATGATCATTGTATTAAGTACGTTATTTGGCAGAATACCTGATTCTTCAATGAAATCAAGCACTTACGCTACTTTCGGGGCTAGAAGTTATGCACAACGATATATGTTGCACCGCACAAGACGATCTGCTGGCGCTGGCGGTGGCATCCCAGCCGCGCCGACTGCCTCGACCCCCCCGTGGGGGCGTGCGGCGGGGGCGGGTTGTGACGCAATCTAAAACGCACCGCCCACAACCCGACACCGCACAACCACACTACCAAAATGACTAACCCCACCCCCACCCCTACCCTAGTGGAGAATCCACTCCACACGTTCAAAAAAAATGAAAATCCGATGGTGGATTTCGTGATACGCTACCTGCACAAGCCTGTGTTGTTTGTGCAGGAGGTGCTGAACGTAGAGCCTGATGCCTGGCAGATAGACTTCTTGAACCACATTGCGAGAGGCGAGCGCCGCATCAGCGTCCGAAGTGGTCATGGCGTAGGCAAGTCCACAGCCGCATCGTGGGCAATACTGTGGTACTTGTTGCTGCACCACCCCGTCAAGGTCGTGATTACCGCACCCACATCAAGCCAGCTCTACGATGCCCTATTTGCGGAGCTAAAGCGGTGGGTGAAGGCATTGCCACCCGCATTACGGGAAACGCTAGAGGTTAAGCAGGACCGTATTGAGATTGTGAACAGCGCCAACGATGCCTTTGTCTCAGCGAGAACGTCCCGCGCAGAGCAGCCAGAGGCGTTGCAGGGTGTCCACTCAGAACACGTCATGCTGGTGGCTGACGAGGCATCGGGAATACCAGAGGCGGTATTCGAGGCCGCGGCTGGCTCGATGTCAGGTTACTCCGCTGTCACGTTATTGCTAGGTAACCCCGTCCGTTCCAGCGGATTCTTTCACGACACCCACAACCGATTGGCGGCTGACTGGGTGACGATGAAGGTGTCCTGCGCGGACTCGCCGAGGGTGAGCGAGGCGTACATCGAGGAGATGAAGGCACGTTACGGTGAGGAGAGCAACGCATACCGTATACGTGTACTTGGCGAGTTCCCGCGTAGTGATGACGACACGGTGATACCGATGGAGTTGCTGGAATTGGCGCAGAATCGGGACGTGGCGACCTCGATGCACAGCAAGCTGATATGGGGTCTGGACGTTGCACGCTTTGGCGCTGACAAGTCGGCATTGTGCAAGCGCCAAGGCAATGCGGTGACCGAGCCTGTCAGGACGTGGAAGAATTTGGACTTGATGCAGCTCACGGGTGCGGTGGTGGCAGAGTACGAGGCGTTACCACCGAGCCAGCGCCCCCATGAGATATTGGTGGACAGCATTGGGCTGGGGGCTGGCGTAGTGGATCGGCTGCGCGAGCTGCGGTTACCAGCGAGAGGGATTAACG